TAAAAAATTTTGTTCTGTAACAGTTAGTGGAGTAGTTGAACCAGCAGCATACAATGCTGGTGCTGCTTTACCAACAATAGGATCTAACTGACGAATAGCAGTAGGCTCAGGTGCTGCAGTAGGGGCAACTCCAGGTGTAAGGCTAGAGTTAATTGCAGGAGCAAGGCTAGGGTTAACTGCAGAACTATTTGGATTTAATATACTTAAATCTGGTGTTGTAAGATCTGCCATTACTGGATATTCCTACCACTTAAGTCTTGAAGAATAGATTCAATTTGACCTGATGGATCTTGCTGTGCAAGACGACTTAATGTTTGAGTAGGATCAAAAGAACGCTGAGGTAATGTTAATGCTTCAGGTCCAGCACCAGGTCCCATGGGACTACCATTTGTTACTGGTTCGCTCGGTAATGCTGTCGGATCAAATAATCCAGGAGTCGGAACACTAACTTGTGGAGCTGAAGCAGGTTGAAAATTCTGTGCCATAGGCGCACCAGACATTTGCTCACGAGTTTCTTTACGATATCCATAATCACCATTTGCTGGTAAACCTTTATCTGGGCTACCGTCTGTACGCTTTGAGAGTTTGCCAGGACCAGATACAGCAGCTGGCTGACTTGGTGCTCGGTATCCACCTCTTGGCATGTTAATCCTCTTCCACTACAATAAAATCGTTTTCAAGTGCATGTTGCACTAACCCTGTAATTCTCCACAATGGAGTACCATCTTGGTTATAAAATGTATTTGCATAGTATTGACCATCACCATCAATAAACTCTGCAGTTAAAAAGAACGTGGTGCACATAGCACCATCTGCGTGTTCTGATTTGCTGTATTCGTCTAACAAATTTCTTAGTTTGCGTATAAACTCTTCATACATTATCGTCCTCCACCGAGTTGCGCTAAGATAGCACTAACATCAGGACTGCCCCCAGAAGGGGCTGGAGGGGCTCCAAGAGCGTTTTCAGGTCCAGCTGGTGCTGGAGTACCCTGCGGAGCTACAGGGGCTTCTGGAGGCTCTGACGGGCTCTCAGGAGCTGCAGGGCTTTCATTCGTTTCTTCACTAAATACCTGCGTGACCGCATCTTCAATTGTCAATCCCTTTTTCTTTGCGTTAATAACTTGAGCAATTTTTGCTACAATGCTTGCAGGGTTTTGCCCTTGTGTTGCCATTTGTGGAATTGCTTGAGTTAAAGCTTGCAATGATGCACCTAGTGCATCTCGCATTTTTTCAATGTCAATACGATCTTTTTCATTGGTAACGTTAATGCTCCATGGCAATTCACTCATAATAAACTCACGAGAAATAAGACCAGCATTAAGAGCCTGAAGGCTAAAGATCAATGCACGAGATGGATCAAGTCCAGCCATAAGACCATAGCGGACTTCAATTTTGTAGTCTCCAGCAATATCTTTTGATGGAGTATAGGTAAGTTCATATGGTGCACCTTTGAATGAACCATTCATTTCCTTTGAGAAGTTAAATAGTTTTTCATCCATCTCAAAACAGACAGCAATAACTTCTTCAAACAATTCAGAAAGAATTTGTTGACCAGCTTTAATCTGACTATCAAAGCTACCCATAAGGGCTTGAACACCAGAACCAGTAATAATACTGGCATCAATGTTACCTGAACGACCTTCAGGGTAACGTGAACCCATCCGCATTTCATTCTGCAACTGTTGCTGTTCTTCAAACGCACCTTGTGGTAGTTCAAGACCTACACGGCGTACACCCTGTGGGTTATTGGTACGAATGACTGAATCAGGACCAAATGCAAATTCAGTAACATCATTAGGCATAACCATTGGTGCTTGAACAGATTTCTCTGCAGCTTCCAATGCAAGAAGACTAAAGCGGGCACGAGCAATCTGTGCCCAAAGAACATCATCAAACTGACCGCGAGGATCATCAATGTCTAGTCCTGGTCGTCGTGCAACTCGTACGGTTAGACGACCAAGGATGTTGCGAGACTTTTGTAATACCAAGTTTGCTCGTTGTGGCAAAAACAAAACAATTTGATCATCATCTTCATAACGCATTAACTCTAGCGTTGTGTCATAGCTTTGAGCATCACGAGCCATTGGACCAACAATGACAGATTCCCATTCAGGAAAGTCAATGCATAGTTCACGAACAGTTTTAATGTATTTCTTAGTAAAAGATACTAGACGACCAAAGCGATTAAACTCTGGGTATGAACCCATTGGGTTCTCTACTCGGATGTAAGGCAGACCAGCATCAAAGTCTGGTTCAACAAAGATAGGCAAGAAACCGTAGGTAATGTACCAGTCTGCTGCTGTGTACATCTGGGTTTCTAGATTGGCAAAGTTTACATAGTTGTTTACAATTAATGTTTTCTTACTAGCACTCTTCTTTGCTTTTTCAGAATTAACATTGGTTGTAGAACAATTAAAAGAAGGCAATGGTGCAAGGAGTTCAGCAATGTCTCGTGCAGCAATGTCAACAAAGTTGGCAATCATTGGCTTAGACATTTCTTCTGGGAACATGTCTGGGTAAACAGCAGACATATTGCCACGGCGAATAGATGTAATGTCTGCCATACGGCGGTCACGATCTACGAACCGACGAGTCAGAGCATCTACCTTGCTGGCGATCTGCTCATTGGTTAATGCCATTGATTATCCTAAAAGTAATTGATACTATCTGCAAGCATCTCGTCAAGGTTAATGATTCCTTGTTGAGCTATGTTGCGCCGTGTGGCGTATCTGTTATTAGCGTGTGATGTAATTAAAGTGCTTTGTTGTATAAGTTCTTTGGCTCTAATCTCGCAGAACCATAAAGCCATAACGCAGTCAGTCTTACCTTTAGTGTTAGCTTTCCAAGTAATTAACTGATTGATTAATGCTTTAGTATGCTCATTGTTATTATCTGGAAGTTCAATAAGGTTATTGTTCTGGAACTTTCCTTCACGAATACTGCCAAACAATGGAGACATACCAGCAACACCAAAGCCAGTATCCCATTTGTTCTTACCAGTAAAGTGTTCTCGTAATGCAGTACCACGACTAGCTAACCATTGACGCAAGTCATCATCTAAAGAAAAAGCTTTCTGAAAAGCGTTAATCTCAATACGTAGTTCTTGTGGATGGTATTGTGTAACCCATTGTTCAATAAGGCTGCGAATCTTTTGTGGGGTAGGATCTACCATGTTATGTACATCAAGTACATATCGTTTGTGGGTTGTGCGGTTAAACGCATACATAACTGCAGCAGTGTTACCTGCCATAGCAGGGTCAAGTCCCATAATGGTAGTCCAAGTTCCTTCTTGAGAAGGATGACCAGGTGCACTAAAGTTAAGAGGACCAGACTTACGCATTCGGTTAATCGAGCCATTGACGGCGATTAGAGGGAATACGGCATCCTCTTCAACGTCCTGCTGCTGGTAAACTAATGCCCACGTAGATGGGGAGACTTCGCTTCGGCGTTCAAACAGTCGCTTACCATCCCACTTAACATAGTGACCAGCTTTATCTGGCGTAAGCAGTTCAGGATCGTCAAACTCATCAGCCCCATCTAGGGGTCTATCTGACCGTGCCCAAAGAGTTTCCCACTCTTCAGGTTTATCAGAGAACTTAAGAACTGCTGGCATAGCAAGATATGTAAACGGCGAACGACCACCAGTCCAGTGTTCTGGACTACGGATCTCTTTATAGAGATCAATTGATGATACACGAGTACCAGCAATCAAAAGAGTGCCAGTTGAACCAACACGGGTGACTACCATTTTTTGCAACCAGTTTAACTGCTTTTCCCACTCATGGGCATTTGTTGTAGAGATGATATCATCCATGATGATCAAGTCAGCACGTGTACCGTAGATCTGCTGACCAACACCCAGCGCTTGAACGGTGGGATCTTTTTCACCTGAGTCACGCTCTAGGTAAATTCTATCTGCAGTCCACTGGTCAGCTGTTTCTTTGTAACCGTTAGCTGGACCGTAGACCTGTTGCATCTTAAGCCAAGGCTCTTCAGTAAGCCTTTGTTTGATGGAATACAAGAACTCTTTAGCACGAGTCTGAGTCTGAGAAATAACCACAATGCGTACATTGGGGTTTAAGGCAATACGGTAAACTGCGTAGTTAACCGTCATAGTGGTGGACTTGGCGTGCTCAGGCGGAACATTGATAAGCAAGCGGCGACGGTTGCCAGGTTCATAAATCATGCTCTCGGTAAGCCACGAGGGGTCCTTACCCTCAAGAACATCAATCCAATTCTGCTGGTGAGGGAACACTTCTGTGTTCAAGAATTCTTTAGAGAATGTGGCAAAGTCAATGGATTTCTTATCTTCCCCTAAAGACATTGCCATAGTCTCAGCACCAAAGAGCATTGCTTCTTCCATGCGTGCAGCAAAGTCAGGAGTAGTAAGCCAAGAACGTAAAATAGTATTCTTCTTACCCACTGCTGCTAAAGCAGATTCTTTATCTATTCCTTGTTTTAAAAAAGAAATAAACTTGTCTTGATCTTCACGTTGCTGTCGTCTAGTATGGTGTTCATTACCAGCTCTAGCAGACATACAAATCCTTAATATAATTAACTAGTATTATATACTAGTGAAGCCCCTTAAGGGCTTCATAGAAGTAGACAGCCCATAAGACCAGGCTGTTAGAAAAGAACCTACATATATACTAACCCCGTTACAGACCAATAGTAACGCATTAGATTAAAAATAGTTTATAACAATTTTGTTATTTTAAACAAACAAAGATCACACACACCAAACAGAACACAAAAAAATATAGGTGAGTCTACAGTATTAGCTTCGCTCTCGTTTAATAACCGTGGGTCAAAGACTAGTACTGACCGTTACAGCGAGACTGACTGGTACTGACTGTCTGGTAGTGCTTTTTGTTTGTATCTTTTTGCCCCTGTACAGTTTAATTTTCTTGACTTATGAATTTGTTCTTGCCAATGGTTGGCTTGACGGAAAGGATTCACAATGTTGTTTCAACTAGAAACAAAGAACGTAGAGACAGGGGTTGTCTACAAGTCACCTCTCTACGGCTCATTCGAGAAAGCCCGCGACGAAGCCCGTGCTGTGTCCATGGCTGGTCGCCGTACGGTTCGTGTCGTCCAGGTTCCTATGCCAGTCTACGAACCAGAATTCACGCCGTGTGTCTGCGGTCTTGACATAAAAGGTTGCCCATGCTGGGACGAACATCCAGAAATGATAGGAGAATAAGTTATGTTACATCAGTTACTGCACAACCCAGAGTACCAAGTGCTCGCTGGTCTTCTTGCTTCAATCGCCGTAGTCGGAATCATCCGCTACTTCACGGAAGGTAAATACTAATGTACAGATTAATTAACGTTGGTGTGGCTGACACAATCGTGTTGACCCTAATGGCAATCGCAGTGTACTTCATGTGTCGTACATTCACGCTGGCAAAGCGCAATCGCCAGTTGCATGAAGAGATAAGAAACCGCATTAACTTGCGCAACCTAGAAGTCAATGCACTCAAAGACTATATCTACGAGTTACGCGATTGTTACAACCAATATGACAAGTGCACTATCTGGGAATGCAATTGCATTTAGGTACTTGGTTTGCTTGCATCCCTGCTTCGCGTGGGTATGCAAGCATTCTTGGTTTCTAAATCAGAAACCTGTCACTCTACAGACAAGGAGATTACAATGAGTGATGATGAGAAAGTGTATGAAGATGATACAAACTACATGCACTGGCTTAAAGTAGAGCAGTTCGCTATGCTCTTCGACCCTGAGACAGAGATGGAAGAAGAACTTTGGTCTCGCTCAGTTGGTAAGTACAGCGTTGATGAAGCGTTTGTACCAGACTCAGGACAGGGTATGTACTCTGTGGATATCCGTCCTGACGATACAGTAACTCAGCATGATTGGATATCATCTGAAACTGTCAAAGGTGAACTAAAGTTCGTAGTCAAACTCAAGCACATCTCAGACTGTGGCAAGAGCGAAGACAAGTGCTACGACTTTAGTTGCAAGCACCAGACGGTCATTGATTACGCTGAACTAGAGCGTGACATACGCCAAGAGTTCCTACAAATGTGGACTTCTTTGACTGACCGACCTAACGAGAACGAGAAGTTCGGTCTGCCCGGTCTTAGATATGTAGAGCATAGTGACAATTTGTTCTATGCCTACAATGTCTTGTGCTCAAACTGCAAAGTCTATACGCCAAGACTAGATAGCACATGTCATACATGTGAAAGTGTGCTAGTAAATCACTAGTACACAGGCTTCCGCCCCCACCCTCGCGGGTGGCGGAAGCCACTCAATGTCAATCAAACAAGGAGAAGGTTATGAACAACCAAATCAAAGTAAGTGGAATGCTCAAGAACATCAAGAAGTTCGACCAGTACGGCTTGATGGTAGTAGGTCAGTTGACTCAGCGTGATGAAGCAAACAAGGCTACATTCACAATCCCAATCGTTACACACAGCAAGATTGTTGCAGACATTCTGCAAGGTCTAGACAATGGCAAGAATCCAGAGACTGGATACACTGCTGAAGTGGTAATCACTGGTGAACTGAACACCAAGTTCGACACTCGCAAGGGTGTTGACAATGCTGACCGTAAAGCACCGCTAACCCGCATCGTTATCTCAGAAGTTGAGTTAGTAGGTTAGCAAACTTAGGTGGGTGGCTGGCTTAGGCTGGCTACCCACCTTTCTTTTTTTCAATCAGAGTAGCCAACCCCGTAGCTACCAAGTCAAAGGAATCCTATGAATTGTTTTCACATGTTTAACACAGAGTGTGTTAGTTGTGGCAATGATGGTAGTTACAACTGGATCACTTGCTCTGAATACAAAAAGAATAAGTGTGAGTTTAGTTGTAACTTTTGTGGTGAAATTATTAATCAATTAAATGAAAAGGAAAATATAGTATGACAAATAAACTATTTAATGCAGTTGATAGCCTGTTTAAAGGTGAAAATCTGCAAGTAATTAACGACAACGAACGTGGTTTTGTTGGTAAGTATCTTCAAAGTCCAGGTTACTTAGCTGCATTAGTTAATGATGATCGTTCACTTAATGCTAATCCTAATGAACTGCATGTGTTCTTTGTCAATAACAATCAGGTTGTTGTTGGTCAGTTGTTATTTAATACTGATGACATTGAAGTACCTCACAACTTAGACAAAGTTAATTTCATTGAAGGTTTTATTAGTGAATCTGCTGATGAACTCGTTGAATGGGACACTATTACTGTTGCTTATGGTACACATTACAACAGTTATGACATTGAATCATGGGTTAATGATTGGTTCTGGTCTGATCATGTGCTTGATGTTCTTGATATTAAGAATGATAACTGGTCTTCTGCTATGTGCAATGACAAAGGTTGTTGCCCAACAGAAGGTATCAGTATCAAACCATTAAGTTATTACAAATCAGAATCCGTAGCTAATAAGTTGGTTGAAGTTGACGATGATGTCTTCGATGCACAAAGCACTGACGACATGGTTGTTGCAATAAATAATATCCTATCCAAACTACAACAGGAAGTAAACTAATGACAAACAATAATTTAACAGCAGATGATCGAATCAAAAGTATGTTCGATCTGTTTGGTACACCAGCAAATGCGTTAGAACTAAAGGACTTTAGTGTCGAACGTGCAGAAGAGATTGCTAAAGAACTATCTCGTGTAGGTATCCGTGATGGTTTACTACATATCTTTGGTCAGAAATCACAGCCAGTTCGTACTGCCTACATGACAAGTGCTACTCGGCTAAGTGACATACTAGGTGAGCGTCTTACTGACATCAATACATATATCCACATTGCATCACTAATTGCTGCACTAGATTATGTAGACATCGGCAAGAATGTAGTTCAGAAGAAACTCAAAGACCCATTGTTAACTGAGCGTTTGTCAGCTCTTGATGCATTAGTCGAAGGCATTCTCGCAAATGATTGTGCGCCTAGTCTTATCCGTTTGATTAAGCGATCACGTGAGTTCGATGTACCAGTACAGGTATTCTTTGAATCAGTATCTGCTGTAACTTATCAAGAGATTCTAGATAGTGTTCCACCAGTGGAGGTAGCAGATGCTGACGCTATCATCGGGTAATGTATATTACACACAGCAAGAACTCAATGATGCCAAGACAAA